GAATTTAAGATGGAGCCAATTGAAGCAGGAGAGCAAGAGTCTTCATTTAATATTTATCGTAAATCTAATAGAGATGAAATTCTTTTAGCTCACCGTGTTCCAATTAGCAAGATAGGTATTCCAGAGGGAATTAACCTAGCGGCTGCCAGAGATGCCGATAAGACATTTAAAGAGCAGGTTTGCCGACCTTCACAAGATAGACTTGAAAAGAAATTAAATTATTTAATTGCAGAAAAGACAGATGTTGTACAATTAAAATTCAACGAGCTCAGCCTTACTGATGAAGAGACTCAAAGCCGTATTGATGAAATTTATTTAAGAATGCAGGTAATAACTCCAAACGAAGTTCGTATTAGAAAGAATATGACAACAGTTGACGGCGGGGACGAAATGGTAGATTTAAAGCCACAGCAGGTGGCTGACCAGAAAGCAAAATCCACTGGAAATAAAAAGCGAGATCAGCAGAGATCCGCTAATGCCCCAGATAAAAGCGGAGAAGCCAGAAACCCCAAGGGCGATGGTCCAAAAGTCAAATAAGTTTAATCAACTGTTATTTGCGTTATAGTAGATAAACCACTAAAATTAACCATATGAACATTGAAAAAGGCCATTGGTCTAGTAATGGCGAAAATCTACATTTGTCGATTCCGTTTACTAAGGTCAATCGAGAAAATAGAACTGTATCTGGTTTTGCAACATTAGACAATGTTGACCAGACAGGCGATGTAGTCACAGCAGAAGCAAGCGTAAAAGCTTTTGAAAACTTCAGAGGAAATCTCCGTGAGATGCATCAGTCGAATGCAGTAGGTAAAGTTGTTTCATTCAAACCAGAAACCTACTACGATCAAAAGTCTCAAACTTTTTACAATGGCGTTTATGTAACTTCATACATTTCAAAGGGTGCACAAGATACTTGGGAAAAAGTTCTTGATGGCACTCTTTCTGGTTTTTCAATCGGCGGAAAGATTAAAGAGTCAGACAACGAAGTTAACAAGGCAACAGGAGAAGCAGTTAGATTTATCAAGGATTATGATCTAGTTGAGCTTTCAATTGTTGACTCACCAGCAAATGAGCTATGTAATATTTTGTCAATCGAAAAGGTTAACGGACAAATGATTTACAAAGGCCTTGCTACAAATGTAGTAACAGAAAATATTTTTTATTGCGAAGACAGCGACTCAGTGTTTATGTCTACAGAAAAAACTTTTGATTCACCCATATCTGGAAAACCAGCCTCGCTAATTGGTTGGGTAGAAAGTTCAGATATTAACAAGTCAAAAGAAATAGATAAGATTCTTGCTTCATTTAAGAAGTCAAGATTACCGTTGCCTGAAACACAATTAGCAAAACAGGCAAACGTAGAAGGAGGTAATAAAATGTCAGATACAAACATTGATAATGTTGTAGAAGCTCCAGTAGCAGAAGCAGCAATCGAATCAACTGACGCAGTAGCCGTAGAAGCTCCAGCAGCAGATGAAGCAAATGTCGATCTTTTTGACAAATCATCAGAAGTTGCAGAAGTTGCAACTGAAGAAGCCTCTGCCGACAACGTTGAAAAAGCAGCCGATACAGTAGAAGTTATGGTTGATGAACCTGATTTTGCAAAAATGTTAGGCGATCTCAAAGGCTTTTTCGCAGAGACACTCACAAAAGCTACAGAAGCAAATGCTGCACAAGTTACAGAGATTAAGACATCTGTAGAAGCTTTCAGCAAAAGCGTCGACGATAGAATTTCTGAGTTGGCAGAAAAGCACAGCGCACTTAGTGCTGCTGTGACAGAAATAAAGGGCACCATTGATGGTGTTCAAAAGCAGGTTGATGCCGTAGAAGGCGATACCGCAATTAAGAAGTCCTCTGACCTTGGCGGGTCTGAGGTATTTACCAAATCAAAATCAAAATGGTCTGGAGCTTTCCTCGGTTCCGTAAATGAAATCTTTAACTAAAATAAGGTAGGTGAAATAAAAATGAGTAATGAATTATTAGAAAAGGCCGCAGCAGCTGGTACAACAGTATCAACTGGGTTCGGTTCTTCAACAGGTGGTTCAGGCGTTCATGTTGCTTCAGAAAATGGCAACGGTGGACTTCTAAACCCAGAACAATCAGCAAGATTCTTGGACTATATGTTCGATGCTACCGTAATTGGTAAGGTTGCACGTACGGTTCGTATGAAATCCGACACAACAGAAATTGATCGCATGTCAGTAGGAGAAAAGCTTGTAAAGCTTGCATCCGAAGGAGAAAACACAGCCATAAACCAAGGCGTAACATTCTCAAAGATCTCTCTCACAACAAAGAAGCTCCGCATGGACTGGGAACTTTCAACTGAGTCTCTAGAAGACAACATCGAAGGTGCAGATCTTGAAGATCATATTGCACGTATGATGGCAACACAAGCTGGAAATGACATCGAAGATCTTATTCTTAACGGTGATACATCACTTTCAAGCGATGCGCTGTACAAGTCATTTGACGGTGCAGTTAAGAAGGCAAAGACACATGGTCGCGTAGTAGATGCAGCAGGTGCGGGAATTTCTCGTGACATCTTCAACAAGGCTCTTAAGGCAATGCCACGTAAGTACAAGCAACGTCGTACAGACCTTCGCTTCCTTTCTGGATCAAACTTGATCCAAGATTACTTGTTCTCTAACTCACAGAACATTCAGAACGTTACTCCACAAGATATTGCCTCTGGCATTATCCGTGGCGATGTTCCTGTTCTTGGAGGTCCAGCAGGATATGTAGCTCCATACGCATTTGGTATTCCAATCGTTGAAGTTCCATTGCTTCCTGAGACACAGACAGGCACATACGCAAGCCCATCAGGTTCACACGGAGACGTCCACTTGACATTCCCAAATAACGTAGTTATTGGTATCAAGCGTGATGTAACTGTTTACCGCTTCTTCCAGCCACGTAAGGACACAATCGAGTACACAATGTATACTCGTGTTGGCGTTCAAATCGAGCAGGCAGACGCTTGGGTCGTTGTAAAGAACGTTAAGGTTGCTTCTTAATTAATTAAGAATTAGACTACAGAAAGGCCCCCAATTAATTTTGGGGGCTTTTCATTTAAATTTAACAATGCTATAATTAAAGGACCTAGAAAAAGGAGAAATAAAATATGTCGTTTGACACATTAAAGGTGGCTGAATTAAAAGTAATTGCAACAGATTTTGCAGTTGATACAGAAGGCCTAAAGAATAAAAAAGACATTATTGCAGCTCTAGCAGAAGAAGGCGTTACCTGGAGTGTATATCAAAGTACGGTAGAGGCAATTGAAAGAGACACAGAAGAAATTGAAATTCTTCCAAAGTTTGATCCAAAAGCGCAACCAGAAGATACCCTGCTTGTAAGAATGACAAGAGATAATCACAGATACGATATCCACGGATATACCTTTACAAAAGATCATCCTTTTATAGCAATGTCTGAAGATGATGCTCAAAAAATCTTTGATACAGAGGAGGGTTTTCGTTTAGCGACACCAAAGGAAGTTCAAGACTTCTACAGCTAAACGTTAACATAAGTTAATGGCAGAAATATATGTAAAGCAAGCTTCACCAGTAAGATTTAAATTATACTGGGGTGGAGAAATAACAGATGCAACTGGTAATGTAACTGCAGTAGTAAAAGAAGCATTGCCATCTGGTACTCTAAGCGCTACAATAGCAACTTATACTGCCACAAAACTAGATACAGATATTGGAACTTATGAGATTATAATTCCACATACAATTGCAAGCCAACCTAAAAAGCTTAGAATTGAATGGACTTACTCAGTATCTGGCGTATCCTCTTCAAACATTCAAATGGTAGATATTGTTATGCCGTATGTAAATATATACGATGTAATTGACGATTTAAATATTGGGACAGACCCTTCTGACCCGAATCATAGAACATACAATGATCTACAGCAAGCAGAGAAGTATGCTAGAAAATTAATTGAAGCGTATACAAATCAATTTTTTCATAGTTATATTGGTACACAAATTGCACAAGGACATGGGTCAGACATTCTCCCACTTCCAATTAGAATAGAGCAAATTACAAAACTTTATGAGCAAGACGTTAAAGTATTTGATTCTGCACTTTCCGTAAACAACTGGTTCTATATACCAATAGTTTCTGAATCAAATTATGGAGTCAGAGTTAATCTACAAGATCTTCAAGACGACACAATATACTCGGCAAACGGAATGGTTGCCCCATCAGTTAATAGCAGGGGCCATTCTGGAACATTTAAGAAAGACTTGAGATATCAGGTTGAAGGCTTATTTGGCTGGAACTATGTGCCAGACAATGTTAAAGAAGCCTGTAAAATTTTAATGAAACAATACTTCGAGCAAGACCGTGCATGGAAAGATAAATACGTAAAAAACATAAGCACATTTGACTGGAAGTTTGAGTTCATGGAAGACGCACACAGAGGAACTGGAAACTTATACGCGGATCAACTGCTTGCGCCATATGTAACAAATGGCATGGTCGTATTCTAAATGAGCCTGGCAACTTCATTAATGCCAATGAAGCTAGACATCTATCTTCAATTAGACACTCAAGATGAAAATACTGGTGCTATTAAAAAAGAATGGATATTCACTAGGTCTGTTTCATGTTCTGCAAAAGGAATGATTTCAAATTCTGGTACAGGAAGAGGCGGGGACAAGCAAACGTTTAACAACAAGTATATGAATGAGCAGATGCTTGAGATAAGAACGCCAGACCAAATAACTTATAGAGAAAAAATTACTAACGTTAGAGATATGAATGGCAATGTAGTATGGAAAGAAATAAACTATCCAAATAACACTCCAACAGTATTTGAAGTTATAAGCTCTACCCCGATTACCGATCCATTTGGTAATGTCCTTGCATACAACTCTATTGCAAAGAGATCGGAGAATCAGGAAATTGGATTCTAGCGTAGCCTTAATTCAAACAGCAAGCGGCCTAGAAAGATTAATGGCAGGCTCAGTCCCAGGAGTTATCAAGGACAGTACTGTTGCACAGATATCCGCATTCCTATATTATGAAGCAGCAGTAATATCTAAATTGACTACAAATGAATCATTCAAGAATTTATTTAAAACAACTATCTTTAATCAGATAGAAAAAGATTTTGGACTATATATGGATTCACAAGCAAGAACAAAGCCTAGGTCCTTGCACCATGTCTATGAATGGAATAAAACAGGCATGCCTTCTGCTAGACTATTTAAACTTTATGCAATTGAAACAGACGGACTTTCTTTTAGAATAAATTATAACTTTAAGCCATCAATTTCATCCGTACCAACTAAAAATAAAAAACAAAAGAAAAAATATGTATTCGCCAACAAAGCAGACGTGATGGAGGCTGGAATGCCCGTAGTAATCCGTCCAAGGTCCGCTGAGCGACTTGTATTTGAGATGGATGGTGAAACAGTCTTTATGCCTAAAGGCACGTCAGTGACCGTTAAGAAGCCTGGTGGAGCCCAAGCCTCACATCAGTTCTCACTATCTTATGGAAGATTTTTTGGCGGGCAATTAGTAAACTCTTCAATAAAATCATCAGGCCTACAAAGAATATTTAATTTAAAAATGGCAAGGGCTCTGGGAGTACCTATGAATATTAAAAAAGTGCAATATAGCTTTACCCCTGGTAAAATAAGGATACAGGCAGACGCATCCTTGGATGCAGCATTTGGAGGCTCACTATGACCGTAGACTATAAAATAGACGCAATGTTCGAGCTTCGTAAATTTTTGTGGAAAGAACTAAAAGATTCTTTTATATTTGATGCCTATGACTACTATTCAGATAATCTCGGAAAAGAGATAATTCCAATCATCCCAGTACAGCAATCCCCAGAAATGGATCAATTTTTAAACGGCAAGAAGCATATAATCTATGACAAGATAGGCATGTCATATGAAGAGAATTGGTTGATATGCTGCGAAAAGATTCTATTTACAATATACTCAACAGACGTCACAGAAATATATGAGATTAGAAACCTTATGACCGACCTATTTAGAAGAATGGACGAGTCGGCAGTAGATGTAAATGATAAAAATAGGCCTAGCAAGCTAAAGTTCCACAGCATCCATATTGTAGAGACATCCCCCATAGATCCGTCCATGGAGCTAAAGGGCTTTATGTCCACAGATGTGATCCTAGAAGTCAAGTATTCAAGGACTACAGACAAAAGCGGCAGATTCAACTAGTTGCTTTTAGTATAGTTATCCAGTAGAATTAGGCAAGAGGAAAAAGAGAGCCTAGCCAGCTTTGATTTAGATTTAAAAGTAAGTCAATATATATATTTATTTAATGGAGGTAATACAAATGGCATCAGCCAAAAATATTCTAGTTGGAGCTTCTCCACTATTCTTGTCAGCACTTGATTCAACATCAGCAAACTACAAGGATGACATGGAGCCAGGTTCAACCGACGGTGTAAGTTTTGTTGTAAAGGCAGCAGGAGCAACACCACCAGTACCAGCAACAGTACCATACGCAGACACACTTAACTTGCCAGCAAACGCTGCAAAGTGGAGAAACGTTGGATTTACAAATAACGGTCTTCAAATTACTTACAACCCATCATACGGTTCAGTAACAGTAGATCAGCTTCTTGACTCAGCAAAGCTTTTCAAAGAGTCAATGGAAGTTATGATTGCAACAGAGCTTGCAGAAGGTACTCTTGAGAACGTTCTTGCAGTATTCGGACAAGCAGGATCAGCAGCAACAGCAGGTGCAACAGATACAAAGACATCTACAATTGGTCTAGAAGCAGGAGCTCTTGGTATTGCACCAACAGAGCGTCAGCTAGTAGCAGTTGGACAGGCACCTACAGAAGGCGTAACAAAGGCAGAGCGTGTATATTATGCTCGTCGTGTTCTTTCTGTACAACAGTCACAGTTCTCACTATCACGTAACGCAGCAACAACATTCCCAGTAACCTTCCGTTTGCTTCCAGTAGAAGCAAAGGCAGGCAAGGAATACGGCGTTATTGTTGACCGTGTCCTAGTAGCATAATTAATTAATTTAATTAATAGAATGCCCCCTAAGAAATTAGGGGGTTTTCTATTGCTCTTGTATTTTGGATATGATACAATAATTAAGACAAGATCCTAGGAGGATTAAATTGGCAACTACAGTATACGACGTTGAAGAGATTCAACTACAAAATGGCGCAACAGTTAAACTTAAGCCTTTAACAATTAAAGAGCTTCGCAAGTTTATGATAGTCATTCAAAAGACAGCAGAAGTAACATCAGAAGACGAAACACTAACAATTTTAATTGAAGCATGTGCAGTGGCTTTAGAAAAGCAACTCCCAGAGCTAGTTAAAGATATTGACGCATTTGAAGACACACTTGACGTTCCAACAATCAATCGCATTCTTGAAGTATGCGGAGGAATTAAGATGGACGACCCAAACCTACTAGCGGCAACAGTACTGGCTGGTCAGAACTAGATTTAGCCGCCTTAGAAGGGGAAGTATTTCTTTTAGGTAATTGGAAAAATTACGAAGAACTAGAAGATAGTCTTTCAATGCCAGAGATGGTCCAGACTTTTAAGTCAATGCAAAAAACTGAAGAAGAGAAAAGAAAGTTCTTAGCTTTAATTCAGGGCGTTGAATTAAATGAAAGCAGTAATCAAAATGGGGAGGGATCAACCTTCGAAGATGTTAGAAGAAGAGCACTTGGTATAGGAGCATCAGCAGATGATGTTGTTTCATTACAAGGTGGTTTTGCAGCAGAAGCTGGATTTGGCATCGGAGCAGGATTAGGATACTCTATAGAGTAACATATATATATGGCAGATAATATAATAACGACCAATATTACCGCCCACGCAGACTTTACGAGCTTAAGAGCTCAGCTAGCTGCGGTTACTGCCCAACTCATAAAACTGCAAGAAACAACAGCTGGAACAAACGCAAAACTAGCAAATCAAATTGCTGTAATGAACAAGTCGTTTGCAACAACGCTAACATCAACAGGACAGTTCTCGCAACACTTTGTATCCCTATCATCAGACGTAGACAAGTTCGGAAAGAACTTAGATAGAGGTCGTCTCAAGCTCAACGATTATTACAACGCTTGGAGCGGCCATACAAAGAAGACAAGCAATTTAATTAGAGACTTAGCTAAGCAGCAGGTAATGCTGCAACAGGCTATAGTTCAGCCTGTAGGCAAAAATGCACAAGGACAAATGCAATACAATGTCATGGTTGCAAAAGGTCTTGATGAAATAAAGAACAAGATGGCTATTGCTCGACAAGAAGCCGCAATAATGAACAAGGTAATGCTTGACGGATCAACAGGTCTTATTAACTGGGGTAAAAACACTCAATGGGCTGGTCGTCAGCTTACAGTAGGACTAACTGTTCCTTTGGTTATGTTCGGAGCTGCAGCACAAAAAGCATTCAGAGAAGCAGACGCAGAATTAGTAAGATTAACAAAAGTTTATGGAGGGCTTGCAGCAACTTCATCTGCAGATCTTGCACAGGTAAGAAAAGATGTAACAGCCACAGCTAGGGAAATTGCTGGATCCTACGGTGTTGCTTATAAAGAAACAATTGCACTTGCTGCAGACCTAGCAGCAACTGGACAACAGGGCAATGAATTAATCGCAGCCACACAGCAAACAACTAGACTTGCAGTTCTTGGTGAAGTTGATAGACAAGATGCAATGAAAGCAACTCTTGCTATTCAGAATGCATTTAAGCAAAACACAGATGAACTCGCACAATCAATCGATTTCCTTAACGCAGTTGAAAACCAGACTTCCACAAGCCTTGCAGACCTGACAGAAGCTATTCCAAAGGCAGGGCCTGTAATTAAATCTCTTGGCGGAGATGTAAAAGATTTAGCCCTCTACCTTACTGCAATGAAAGAAGGCGGAGTAAATGCGTCAGAAGGTGCAAACGCAATTAAGTCAGCAATGGCATCACTTATTAACCCAACTAAAGTTGCAACAGAGCAGTTTGCTGGATTTGGAATTGATCTAAAAGGAATTGTAAATAGTAATGCTGGAGACTTAACTGCAACAATATTAGAATTGCAAGGAGCTCTAGACAAACTTAATCCTCTAGATAAATCAAGAGCAATTGAACAGCTATTTGGCAAGTTCCAGTTTGCAAGAATGTCGGCGTTATTTGAAAACCTAGGAAAGTCTGGATCACAAACACTTCAGGTAATGGACTTAATGAAGGCTAGCGTAACAGACCTAGCAGCAATTTCAGATCGAGAATTAAAGATGATGACAGAATCAGCCTCTGGGCAGTTCAAGAGAGCTTGGGCATCAGTTCAAGCAGACCTAGCTGGCGCAGGAGAGCAATTCTTAAGAATAAGCACAAAGGTATTAAAAGTTGTCGACTCAATTATAAAGTTTTTCCAGAAGCTTCCAGAGCCAGTTAAAACATTATTAAATGTATTAGGGGGTTTCACAGCAATTGCTGGACCTCTTATTATGTTGGCTGGTGTTATGGGCAACTTTATTGGATATGTAATCAAGGGGATATTCCATCTAAGACAATTAGCAAAGGGTGGGCAAGGATTTAAATTATTAACACCAGAGATCATAGCCGCAGATGCTGCTGCTAAAGGTCTTGCAACATCGTTCTACTCGGATACAGAAGCAACTATTGTTTTATCTAATGCAGTAAATACACTTGCAGAATCATTTATAAATCTAGAAGCAAAAGCAAATGCAGCCAAAGTATCTGTTCAGCCAGCAGTATCAACAGTAGCAGGCGGAGTAATTATGGCAGCAGGACCCGCTGGAAGAATGGTGGATAAAAATAATCCACTAGTTGGTGCACCATATTCTAGAGACATGTCTCACTTAATTCCATCTGGAAATCCACAAGCAGGAACAATATTTGGAACAGTACCAGGATCAAAGCCAGTAAATATAAGAGTTGGCAGAAATCCACAGGCTTATATGGACAGCGATCTACCAAAAATCCCTGGACTAACATCAATAGGAGGAACCTCCACAGGAATTGTTGCAGCAGAAGCTGCAAAATGGCATGCAATGACAGCCGCTATTGCTATGCAATCTGAAGCAGAGCTTAAGATACTAAAGGCGGAAGTGATGGCAACAGGAACTGTTACATCAAGCTTATCTGATTCTTACCAAGCATTGTTACCAGAGTTTAGCCAGATAACAGACCTTGCAGCAAAAGAAACTGCAGCAATTGTTCAGCAAGTTCAGCAAAGTAAAATAACAGTAGAACAAGCTAGAGCAAGAATTATTTCATTAAATGCAACCGTAGAAGCAATGCTTGCAGAAACAACAAGACTAACCGCAGCGGGAATGGGCAGAACAGCAAACCTAGGAACAGTACCACTAACCTCCCAGCCAGTAGTAGATCCAGTTACAGGAAAGTCTAATATGAAAGAGATGTTCCATAAAGGACCTACAAAAGCAATGGTTGATAGAATCGCAAGAGCTCTTGGCGGGGTAAGAACTTCTGGTGCTGGATACAACATAGAAACAACAAAGCCAAAGTTTGCAAAAGGTGGTTTTGTTCCAGGAACTGGCGACACAGATACATACCATACAACAGCTGAGCCTGGATCATTTGTAATCAATAAAGCTGCTACTGAAAAGCATCTACCATTAATAACAAATATTCTTGGAGGCAAATCTTATTATGCACAAGAAGGTGGCCAGGTCCCAGTTGTATTAACACCTGGAGAAGCAGTAATACCAGCGCACATTGCACAAAGAAATATGCCTTTAATGTACGAGCTAAACGGCGGACCAGGAAATACATCTGGAAGCGGTATGCACGAATTTGGTGGAGAAACAGCTTTTGAAAGAAGTCACGTTTCTGAAGCATCTGCAGCCGATCTAAAAAGAGTGCGGGCAACAAGAGGATACGCTAATTCAGTAAGTGTTGGTAGAGGAATTCCAATTTGGATGAGCAGAGATGCAAATCAAGAAACTCGATCAGTTGGAAAGGGAATGACTGGCCCACAACTAGCAAAAGAATTTAGAAAAGCAATTGCAGCAGGAAGACACCCATTTGAGCCGTGGATGACTGCAGCCCAAGGGCTAGGTGGAGATCCAAGAAACAACGCTCAATTTAATAAAGTATTTAACGAAATGCTTAAAAATCTTGAAAAAGATACAAGAGTATTTGGCGGTAAAAATGGAGTAATGACATTTGAAAAATGGTTTGAAAAAGAAGTAATTGGTTCTAAATCATTTAAAGATATAAGAGTTGGAGACAGGTCTTTTAGATCAATATTTAATTCAGTACTACAGCCTATGGGGCCAAGAGATGGAAAGCCTGTCGCGGCATTAGAAACACTTGTTAAATCCAGAAATGGTTTAACTACAATTGAAAATTCAAAATTGGCTGGCCTTGCAAAAGGAATGCTTGGAACATTCAGCGGAAGCTCATTTAATGCAAGCAGACAAAGACTTGCCATAATGATGTCAAGAGCATTTCTTAAAAGAAATGCTGGAGGATCTATTCCTGGAGGAACTGTAGAAAAGGGAAGATACGGATATGGTAAGCCTTTCTTTATTGGTATGCCTAAAACTATCAAACAAGTTGAAGAACAAAGAGCAAAAAGAGTTGCAATGGAAAAAGCAAACGAGGCAGTTACCAATTCTAGATTTGCAAAGACTCCAGTAACTCAATACGGAGAGATGCTATCCCCTACTTCAGGACGCAGCTTCCCTGTTCCAGGAGTTGGCGGACTCTATATGAAGGGCGATGAAAAAGTATTTGTAAAGCCAGTGTTAGACGAAAGAGCGGCAGTTGCAGAAATGAGAGCAACACAAATTGCTCGTGAGGTTCATGGATTACATGCTCCAACACAAAAAGTTGTTGTAATGAGAGACCCTACCGATCCAACTGGTAGAAGAAAGCTGTTAGCACTAGAATCTAAATTTGATCCAAAGATTGCAGCGACAGATGCTAAGTTTACGACAGACGAATACTTTAGACAGCTAGTTGCATCAGCTTTACGTGGAGATAAAGATTTAGCAAGAGGTAATTTATCTGGAAACATACTTTCAGACGTAGGGCCAGCTGGAGTATTCTCAGCAGCTTCTGGCCTCAGAGGATATTCAGCTGTCATGCCGTCAGTAAAAGATCAGGCTTATATAAATCTATTAGGAAGAAAAGGCAGCGGAGCTAAGAAATTCTTTGCTGAGTCAACTCATCAAATACCAAAAGGTATGACCGCAGATGAATATCATAGCCGTATGCTTAAAGAAATTGAAAGCGCTTTGCCAAAGCTTAAGCAGACAGTGTCAAGATTTGATTTAAACCCAGAAGAAAAAGTTGTCTATGAGGCAATGATTAAAAGACTGTCTGATGCAAGAGGCGTCAATTGGAAAGAGCTTCATGGAATACACTCTGGTTTGCAGATGTCACCAGAAAAACAAATGACACCAGCGGCTATAGCAAAGATGGTAGCAGCAGATGAACTAAAGCGTAGACAAACTGGTCATTCAGCAAGTCTTTCAGACAATGCATTTAAAACTGATGCAAACGGATTTAGATTTGGCGGATTGCTTGAAGCATTAACAAAAGGCAAAGCAATGCATAAAATTGGTGCAGGATTTGGAAAAGATTCTACTGGCGGATGGGGAGTAACGTCCTTGCAAATAGGAATGGCCGAAAAGCTTTTTGGGTCTACTGGACTAACTAAGAGAACTCAAAAAATTCTATACGATAAATTTGCAGCCGAGCTTGCTAAAGAAATGCCGTATGGATACTCAAAGAATGCACAAGGACATTTAGTAAAAGCATTAGAGCCAGACATTATGGACTCTGTAATAAGATCCGCAGCCTCATCCACTCTATCTGCACCAGAGGGAAGAAAGGTTCTTTCTGTTATAGATAGAGAAATACTTAGAAAGAAGTTTGCAAATTGGGAATCTAAAAAAGATACACCGTTAACAGAAACTTTAAAACAGTTGGTTTTCGGAATAGAAAAAAGAGAAATGGGCGGACCAGTTAATGCAGGCCAGCCATACATTGTTGGAGAGAAGGGGCCAGAACTATTTGTTCCAAGAAATGCTGGTGGAATAATTCCAAATGGATATAAAGCTGGAGGATCTATTCCAAATGGCTTTAGGCTTGGTGGAATAATCCCAATGCTAAAGCAGCTATTATTATTTTTTGGAATACAGCAAGGTACAAATTATGCTGGCGATAAAGTTGGCGGAACCAGCGGAGATGTAATTAAACAAGTTGGACAAATCCTTCCATTCTTGGCTATGGGAAATATGGCAAATGCAGGTGCAGGAAAAGGCGCAAGCATTATGGGCGATAAATTTATAAAAGCAAGAACTCCAATGTTTGCAGTTGGATCTAATAAAGTTCTTGGTACACCACAGTTAACTAAATACGGAACAATGTTAAGCAAGCTAACTGGAAGCTCAAACCTTTTCAGCAAAGCACTCGGAAAATCATTAAGTATATTTACACGATTTAATCTTGCACTCGGCACAGTTGCTACAGTAGGAAAGATTGCGTGGGATAGATGGCAGGCTCACAAAGAAGCCCTTAGACTAAATGCATTAGGATATGGCATGACTGCAGAAGCTGCAGAAAAAGCAGGCCTTAAGTTTACAAACTTTAATGACAAAATCAAAGAAGCGATCAATAATGCAAAGGCATTGAAAGAAAGAAATACTCTTTTATACGAAAGCATGCAAGGGTCTGGAACACCTATAGATGTAACTATTGAGGAGTATAAGAAATTAAAAAAAGAAGTTAAAACTAATTATTCTGATCAAGTAGCTTTAATTAATCAAACAGTCGATAAAGATCCAGAAAAACAAGCACAAAAACAAAGAGAGCTTGCCATAAGACTTAAAGAACAGTTAATTGCTATGGGCATGTCAGCAGAAGATGCGGCTAAAAAGATATATACGATGTACGCATTATCAGACCAGTCAGCAAATGCCGCTGCCTACACAGTTCGATCACAAGGATTTAATGACATAAAGGATACAGCGTCTGCTGCAGCATCTGCAATTGATAGTTTGACTACTGCAATGGCAACTAACCGTGATGCCACAGAACAAGCAAATCAGCTAAATACTGCAATGATGGCTTTGTCTACGGATGTCGAGTCTAGACAAGCAAAAGCTTTAAAGGAAGCACGTAAAAAAGCAGCTAAGGATGGAACATACTTTTCAAGTGGTCAAGAAAAGCAATTAATGCTTGATCAAGAAAAAATTGCTATTGACGAAATTAATAGCCAAGTTAAAGATCAAGTTTACTTAACCAAAGAGGTCGTTGATGAGATGGCAAAAATTGACCCATCAATTAGACAAATAGTTAACGAGCAAGAAACTGCTTTATCTTTATGGCAAAAAACAAGAATTCAAGTTAAGGGATACACGGGAGACTTAAGAGCCCTTAACGCAGAGCAGACAAATGATCTTTATAACCTTCAGATATCTTTAGGTAAAAAAGTTGAATCTGCCAACAGAGAAGGCGTATTGAAAAAGCAATATGCTGATCTAGACAGAATGTTACAGCTTCAGGCAAAATATCAAAAGGCAGCAAGAGGACAATCTGTAGCAGATCAAATATCAGATAGAGATAAGATTGCTTCACTTCAAAAACAAATAGATGCAAACAATAAGCTTGCAGATGCAAGACTTAAGGCGCTAGATGCAGCAAAGCAAGAAGGCGATATAGGAAGAGAGATCGCAAAGAAGCAGGCAGAATATGATGCCGCACTTGCAACTGGAAACATTGCTGGTGCTCAACAAGCAAGCCTTGATATACAAGGATACCAAAGTGAGCTTCAATATAACGCACAGAAAAAATCAATTGAAGATTCAAATATTCTAAAGAATGTTCCACTTCAAAAACTAATTGAAGCCATACAGAGCAAGCAGCAAGGAATCTCAGACAATGCTCAATTAGCAGGAGAAAAGCTTGGGGATCTAAGTGGCAAAATTACTAATGCAGAAAGTTCTATTTCAGCAATAAATACTGCAATGCTTAATTGGCAAATTGAATTGCTAAAGCAGCCAGAAGCAACAAGAGGCGCTTGGAAGTCAAGCGAAGCATCAAAGAAGATGCTTGCAGCAGTTGCTGACGCAGCAGAAAAAGCTGGAGTTAAACTTAATGGATTAAAAGATCTAGACTTAGGCGCTGCAGTGGTTGCTAGCCTTGAAGGCAAGCTTGGCGCAATGAGCACTATAGATGTTAAAGGAAATGTTAGCATCTATGTCGATGGCAAAAAGTTTGAAATTGGTGGAAGAGGATCTGGAACAAAAGATGCTCCTTATGATTTAGGAAAAGCTGGTGTCGGAACAAACACGATCAGTAAAACAACTTTGGCAGATTGGTCAGGTCTTGGCGGGTTTGGTAAGTTAGGAACTAGACAAAAGGTTAAGAACATTGCAGAAGAAAGAGGAATTTTGCCTGGACAATTTTTCTCATTAACTGATAAAGATGAAAAAGTATTTGTATACAAGATGGACGACAGGGGCCAGATAATTGAAGTAACTGATCCTTACAAAAAAGCAGATGGTGGACATATTAGGGGAGCAGGAACTGCAACATCTGATTCTATCCCAGCCTACTTATCAAATGGTGAATATGTAATTAAAGCAGACTCCGTAGCTAAGTATGGAGTAGACACATTTGATGCATTAAATGCTGGCAAGTATGCACAAGGTGGCCCTATAAATCCAACCCCTCAATCTAAGCATAATAGCTCATTTGGAACTGGCACATCAAATATAAATGTAAACATGCAGGGCGGAAAGCTAATGGGCCCTATAGAAGCATGGCAAGATGCTAATAAGCAAATAATTAAAATTGAAGTTCCGCCTATTACAGCTAATTTTGCTACAAACTCTTACACATTAAATAAAGAACAAAGACTAGAACTTCAGGCAATCGCTAAAGATCTTATTAAACATAAGCTGGCATCAATAGTTGTTCAAGGACATACAGACTCTGTAGGTAAAGGAAAAGACAACAAGATCCTTTCACAAAATAGAGCAAATGCTATTGCAGAATATATGTCAAAGTTTGTTCCTGGTACAGCATTTACGCCAGTGGGATACGGGGAGTACAGACCTCTTGTTCCAAATACAACTGCTGAGAACAGAGCCAGAAACAGAAGAGCAGAATTATTCCTGCCTGATAAATACAAAACAATTTATCCAGAGTTTGTTCCAGAAAAACATGAAACCTTTTTAAGTAAAGGCAAAATAGAAGGCGGCGGAAGCATTGGTCCAAGCGGCGGAAGCATTGGTCCAAATGGTACATTAGTTTCTGGCGGATCGATGGAGTCGGTTATTGACTGGGGCAAGCTATTTAAGAAAGTTAAAAAAGCTATTGGTTTCCACACAGGCGGACCAGTAGGACATCGTCACGGAAGAAATCTGCCAAAGACTAAGAGTAAGTATAAGACAGTAGATCAATACCGTGAAGAAAATGGCATTGGCTCTCCAAATGCTGTGACACCAAATGGCAACACGTCAGGTATGCAACCTGGGGATAAATGGAATAATAGACATCTAACCGAATCATTTATAAAACTAATGCTTACCAGTGCAAGTCCAGGAGCTCCATTGCTTAATCTCTTGCCAAAAAATATAACAAATTCTATGGTAGATCCAGCGTACTCAATTTTAGGGCAGCCATTTGAAGAAATATTTGCAGGAAGCGGAACCAAGGGAGATTGGTTAAGTGCAGGCTTAACCTTTGTTCCATTTGGAAAACTTGGATCATTAGCAAAAGCAGTTCCTAAAGCACTAAAAACAATTAAACAAATCCCTACAGCAATTAAAGTTGGACAAAAGCTAAAGGCTGGAAACTTTGACGATCTAATAAATATAGGAAAGTCCACAGCAGGAAAGTCAAGGCCGTCTATAATGCAGGCAGCCGATGGATCTGTACATTACATGAAGATTATGCAGGATGTAATGGAAGGTGCATTTGAAGTAACTGGCTCTACAATAGCTAAAAGATTTAAAATGCCAAGTACCGACAACATCTTGGGCACGTGGAAGAATTTATCTGTCATATTAAGTAAAGATTTTGCATCAAAGGGAATGAAAACACTAGAAGACACTGGTGCGATGTTGCCACATGGATTCCTTGACATGGATTGGCTTAAAGCCAATGCTTCAATGAAGAGCTTTGGAAAGATGAGAGCAGTTTCATCTATACTAGGCCACGGAGACATGCATCCAGGAAACCTACTGCTTAAGGGCAAAAAAACTCTTGGAGCATTTGACTGGGGAATAATAGATAATTTAACCAACCCAGCTGAAACAGCATTAAAGGCTGGCAGCACTTTAGTTGGAAAACAAGCTTCTCAATTTACTAAAGGATTTGCTTCTGTAAGAAAGTCAATAGCAAAGCAGGGTCCAGAAAAATTTATAGATGATATCTTAACTAAGAGCGGAATAACTGATGAGGGTCAGCTAAGAGTTCTACGCACAATACTTGAAAGAAATGTAAAGTCTTTATTAGACCTAAAGCTTCCTGGCAAATTCCATAAGGGTGGAGCAGTAGGACATAAACATTTGAGTCCAGGTCATATGGCAAGCAGTTACAAAGCACCTTATTCAGGTCCAAGCATGAGTGCATTAAGTCCAACAAGAGCTGCAGCAAACTCTAAAGCAACCGACAAATTTTATGAGAAGAATGGCAACTATTCTAAAAATGAAAATGGTGAATGGGTAAAAAACCCTCCATCTCTATGGGAAACATTTACAACAAGTAAAAACTGGACAGCAGCCATTGGGGGAAATAATCCTGGTGGTCCGATACATACCGAAATGCAAAATATTCTACTCTCCGCTCTTGTCGGACCAGGAGGAGCTCAGCGTTACCAAGATGGCAGGGATTGGGCTAAAGGAGAATACTTAACCGCAGCAATAAATGTTGCCCTAGCTAGGGTTGGCGGGGCAAACGGAAATGCACTCATGAGATCTATAGTTGAGGGATTTGGCGCAGCAAAAGGAATTCCAAACCTTGGCCACTTATTGCCAAAGGGTTCAATACCATTCCTTGGAGCATCTGGATCAAAACTTGCAACAAATGTAGCAACCGCTGCAGTAATTGGCGGAGCAAGGCCATTTGTTGAAAATAGAGTAGCTTCAGTAATTCAAAAACCAAAAATAACTGCAACTGCAGAGCAGTTGAAACCAAATAATAATTATCCGCCATTTGTAGTTCATGAAGGAAATAAAGTACCATTACATTCAGGAGGGCCTTTTGGTAGCGATGCCGTTGTTTTCCAAGGCACAAATGAAAACCTTGGCTCCCTATTAACAAACCATCAGGTTTCTGATATTATACCAACAACACCAGAAGGAATACTTTCTTATATTTTGAAAAAAGATCCAAAAAATAAAAAAGCTCAAATTTTGTTAGACAAGATGAATAATAACAAGTGGGATGACAAACAGGTAAGAGAATTTTTAATGAACATGCTAGCGGCAGGAAGCATAAATTTAAGGAAAATAGATACAGACCTACTCCCTATCAGCATGCTGGGCCACGATCTAAGAATGCCAGAGCTTGCAACCTCTCTAGATTCAGCAGGACTTACTCAATTGATTTCTGCAACTCTTGGTAGCGCAAAAGACGATATTGCTATTAAAACTAAAACAAAAGCAATGTCACCGATACTTGCTAGATCAGCAAAAGAATATGCAGAGATTGCCAAAGAGCAAGCCGCACAAATTGCAGCAGCCACAGAACGTGCTGGTGGAGTAAAGGGAGGTTTTCATGGATTCCGTGGAGAAGTTCCTCTAACTAGAGCAGAGATTGCAGCTTACAGAGCAAGAGGAATGGACCCCTATGCTCCACCAACACCAGACGATATTCCAATGATAAGAGTGTTTAATGACGAGTTCCCAACAACAGATGCCAGCGGAGACCTTCTAGAAACTGCTGCAGGATTTAAAATATTTGATAGGTTTGTAGGACCTAAAGGCTCTGTTGCTGGAACTGATGATGCTGCTGATTATGCTGTTGCTAGAACATCAAGGCACTTTGGAATTTATGATGCAGTACAAAGCCATATGCAGGGATCTTGGAAGCCAGACAAGCCGTTTATAGTAAGTACACTTTCTAATTTAATGAAATATAACGGTAAGCCAGAACAGCTTCATTCAATCGACAGCTTTTTCTTACAAAAATTTGGGAAACCATTTAAGTATAGTAAAAAAGAAGGGCAGCTCAGTTCAGTATTTCCTTTAGAAGAATCAGCCTATATTAAAAGATTAACAGAGCTTGGGTTATATAAACAAGGAGACTCGCTGCCAGTAATAACAGAAAACCCTTCAACAAAAGAAATATTTTACTTAGCAAAAGAAAAATATTCCCAGTCAGAGATTGATCAAATATTAAAAGAAATTAACGAAAATAGTAATTTAAGACCTGCCGCACAAGTAGACGACGCTATGAGGGCTAAGCCAGGTCATGAAAGAATGTTTGGCGATCAAGATTTCTACATGCCAGCAAGAAGTTCTTATGAGGTTGATACTCCTATGAGTGCCCAAAGAGCTCTACAGATAATAGCAATAGATAAAGCAAAAAAACAAATTGGAATAGATCAGCCATATTTATACGCTGTCGGCGGTGAGCATTATTCTTTAAATCAAGATGTAATTCAAGAAGTAGCCTCTAAGCTTGGAGTAAGATTTGATGGAGGCCATAACAGTGGTGACTTAGATATGCTGGCAAAAGGATCTGGAAGCAATCCGTTTACATATCTTTTAAATGAATATAAAACTTCAGTAGGTACTCCCAATACTGGAACCACCACAACAACAAAAGCTTTAGATGCACTTTTAATGTGGACACGTTTTGGTAAATATGAAAGCGGAAAGGCTTACCCAAATCCAGGTGACCTTAAAGCAATGCAGGAGTTTATTATAAATCAATATGCTAGAGGATTTATATCTGGTACAGAAATGGATGCAAAGCTTGCCCAAATTGCGGGTCTTCAAAGTAAAAGAATTACTGGCGCAACTGGAGGATACGTAAGCGGGGGCAAGTTTAAGATACCTAAATTTGATTCTGGAATAAATAGCGTACCTGTTGATATGCTTGCTATGATTCATAAAAATGAAGCAGTTGTTCCTGCTAATATGAACCCCTTTAATCCAAACGCTAATAATGCTACAATGGGTGGAGCAACATATAATATTACAAATAATATTAACGGCTTCGATGGGGATATAAATCAATTGTCAAATATAGTAACACAGAAGACTATCACAGCAATCAAGACTCTTGATTCCCGCAATTCTAAAATGTCTGGCATACCAATGACAGTAGGAGTTAAATAATGGCACTAACCCTTCCGCTTGGATCCCTTATAACATTTGAAAACACATCGGTTACCCCTGTAGTCTGGCAGGCATTAAGCGAGCACAATAGAGCAAGCGCTACATTGGATATACAGAGAATTGAAAAAACCCAGAGAATGTCAAATGGAACATTAAGAAAGATATTTATTGCTGATAAAGACATGCTTTCAGTTAGTTGGGTAGGCTTACCAACATATTCTTCTATGACTGTAGATGGAGCCTGGGGGGCTATGAACATTAAAGAGTTCTATGAGTCAGTTGCTGGTCAGGGTGCATTTAATGTAAAAGTTTCTCCAAACGGAACCGCCTCAAGAGAAAAAACAATGATGATGTCATTCACATCTTGTAGTTTTACTGTTACAAAAAGAAATTTAAAAACGGGTGGAGTATTTAAAAATTCAAACATAACCGCTATATCGTATGCTGCTGGAGTAACAACATATACTGGTAGAAATAGTTTTGCAGTTGGAAATAAGATTAGCGTATCTGGAGCAACATTTGCAGCATATAACGGAGTATTTACTATCACCGCAGCAACCCCAACATCATTTACTGTTGCAGGAACTATATCTGGAACACCTGCCTCATCAACGGCATCTGCTGTTACGGTTCTGCCAGAGGCGCAAGAATTCTGGGATGTATCTATAGCACTGGAAGAAGTTTAATGATTACAGGATCACCAGGCTTACTTGGATATTTAAACACGTCACAGTCATTTAAAATGACTAATGGGTGCTTCGTAGAATATAACATGAATGATTTAATTGATGGCGTTACTATGCGTGGCCCAAATGGAACAGCCGCAAATCCTTCTGGTGATCTTCAGGTAACAAAAACAGATGCTTATGGAAATACTTATAGACCATTTGAAAAACTATTTCCAATAACCAGCATAATAGATCCAAGAAGACCAAAGCTGGCTGGCATTCAGTATATCATTGACGGAGACAGAAGCGTAAGGGCAAACTTAGAAAGTGGAATAGGTTCAAAGCAGTCATATGCATCTTCAAGTTCTTTTAATAAAAGATTATACTTTTCAAGCATGCAGCTGCCATATAAATATTGGGTATCCCCATCTGTAGTGCTTAGCCCAACAGGAGATACATCTCTAACCAATTGCATATTAACTGTAGAGTACCCAATTTTAAAAACAGCGGCGGCTAATAAAATAGTTGTTAAGTTTGAAACATCACACTCAACTCCAACAGAATGGAACCTAAAAGCAACAAATAAGGACGGGGTCGAAACAACAATCTATAATGGAACATCTGCTGGGATTGTTAATGGTGTTATAAACATATACTATAACGGACTTCCAACATGGACAACTGTTGAGGCAGATTTAGATACTCAAAAATCTATTGACATTCATAAATTAAAGCTAGAAGTAAAAAAGATAAGTGTTCCAATATCAACCAAACCAGATACAAGCACTGCGCCTAAATTAGGATTTCTCGGAATGGTCGAGCTGTCAGCAAGATATGTTATTGATATAGGAGATAGGGTAGAGTCTTTTAATATATCAGCAAACTCATCTGACAAAGTTGACGGCATAGTCCCAGTCGGAGATGTAACAGCAAACTCAATGAGAATTTCAGTAAATGCATACGACAAGGCGTATGAAAATTATGACAAAGTAAATGCATTTAATAAAAATAAAATTAATTTATACAAAAACGTTATCCTTAAGCCATACGTAAGAGTTGATATGGAGATTGTAAAGCTTGGAACATTCTACATAGATTCTTATAGCGTTGATGAATTTGGCTTGGTAGACATAATGTCCTTGGACGGTGCTAGAGAACTTCAATACATAAAGCCACCAGACATAGTAACATCAGACATGTCTTCCGTTGCAATAATCAGAAGGCTCTTAGATTCAATTGGATTTACAAATTATCAATTTAATTTAGCCGATAGCGATACTTCTACCATAACTCCTTTCCACTGGTATACAGATAAAGAAAAAACCGTATGGCAGCACATACAAGATTTATGTAAAGACACACAAATGGTAGCAATATTTGATCACAATGACACCCTGCAGTTTTATCCTAGAGATAAGATATTCGCAAAAGATAATCCCATAAGAGCATCGTTTAGATATTCCCCAAAATATTCTGGCTCCATTACGAACCTAGCAAACATAGCTTCTTTATCTATTGACAACGTACCATCAGTAAAGGCGATTAAAATTTTATATAGCCCACAGCTAAGCTCTTCTTATTTAGTAAACGCTGACAATCTTTATACTTCTCCAGTAGTAACACTAGGTGCGGCAGCATTGACGGAGACTTTGCTTCCAGTAGCTCCAAAATGGAATGAAGATAAACCAGAGCTCTATGCAAAAGACGGTGTAATAAGATTACAGCCAGTAGTTATATCGGGACAAGAAAAACAATTCTATTCATTTACTGGATACTTGGTTGTAGAAAAAGAAATTATTGAATACGATGCCATCCTGTATGAATACATACCAATTGGAGCAGAAGCCTCTGAATCTAAATGGATAACATCTGAAACCGATATTCAAAAATATCAAGGCTTGGCACAGCCAAACACATTTAAGCCAACTGGTGTATATAGAATAAAAGCTAGAAATGTTTTTGAAGTAGTAAAGCCAACAGACACAGCCTCATTAACTCATAATGTAAACACAGACTCTCTTGCAAATGAATGGGAAGGCAGAAAGTGGACCTCAGCCGAAGGAACATTTAGCAATGTAGATCAATCTATTTTTAAATTAACAGAGACAGAAGTAAAAAGAGATGAAAAGGGCAACCCTATAAAAAATAAAGACAACCTTTTAAACTCTATACCAAGATCAATGATGACAATCAATGCGCCACTCCACACAGAAAAACCAAATGATGATCCATCAAAGCCAAATACAATTGTGCCAAACACAATATACTCGCTAGTAACAACTAAAGAGGATGCAGAGTTTTTAAAAGATGTAACACCAACCAGCAATAACAGCTTTGCAATTGGAACTAATATGTATTTCCCGCTATTAGTTGATGAGGTATCTCAAAAGGCCACAGGAAATCAAAAAACAATATCTGGTATTGCATTTGCTTTAAGCCCAGACAATAAAAGTGGATATATGCTTACAATAGGAACTTCACAGAATGCAACAGTTGACAAAAACTATAGAGATGTTAATTTTTATAAAATAACTGCTGGCAAGCCTATCAAGATGACAACGTCTCAAAAAGAAACAGATGGAACAATTATAACTAACATTAATGGCGGAGAGCTTTATAGAATTGATATAAAGGCTAACTGGTCCATTCCAGAGAATGGAACAAAAAAAGCTTTAGCCCTTAAAATATCAATTAACAATGCTGTCATCGCAGTAATTGATACAGACCCAATAAATATAACAGAAAAAATTGGCTTGTTGTCTTTGCAAGGAGTGTCAGCATTTGACTATGTTTACACAACATCAATTTCAAAAGAAGAATTTCTTTCAAAAGATGAGTATAGTTTATACAAAGGATTTGTTGGTGGAACTTCCTCTGTAATAAAAACTTTTGGGGACTTCATATTCAATAAAGGTGAAACAACATCTACCGTTTCATGGCTAAAAGAATTTGGGCCAGTAGCAAGAGAACTAAGAAGAATTAAGGCAAGATACACAACGCCAGGATTTCCAAGGTATACCCAGCTAGTAAACAATGAAGATGTAACAATTGTCGGGGCATCCCTTGATCCATTTACTATGGATACATTTGTATTAAACAATACTGGTGCATTTACATCTCTTGCCAACGGAGAAGAAAAGCAATTTATTGTGGTTGGAGACTTCATAACTCCGTCTGATCAGTTTGAATATATTAACCCAGACCTAACAGATGAGGATAAAAAAGAGCAGGTGGCGTTTGACTCTACTTGGATCCAGAGAGAGGACGAGGCAAAAGCCCTTGCAAAATGGATGACAGATCAATGGTCAAAACAGCAGAAAGTGTTATCTCTTCAAACTTTTATTAACCCTCTTTTACAGGTCGGAGATGTTATTGAGATATCGTATCCAGAGAATAAAATATATTCCACAGAAGATGTTGGTATACCTACAGGATATGCGGCTAGCAAATTTGTAATATTATCGTTAGACAACACTTATGACTCTACTTCTTCACCAACTACAAGTATAGTCTGTAGATCGATTTATACTGGATGAAATGGTAGAATGTAGATATGACTAATAGACAGCCCTCCTCAGCCTCGGCAAAGCCTCAAAAGCTTTTCCTTTTCCCAGGAGACCCATTAATTAAAACACTTAAGCCAGACTACTATGTTATAGTTGACCCATATTCTTTTGAGCAGGTTGTTGTGTCTGACGGAGAAGGCGGCGAGGGCGGGGAAGTTGTAGATCCACCACCGCTACCAAATGAATTTGAGCCACCTAACCTTGAAGACATTACCTTGATAAGCAAAAAGCTTGTTACCGATAAAAATAAAAATCAGTATATTGAATTTGTTTTTAATGTTAAAAATCACGTAGGGGATTCAGTTGTGGGGGCAAATGTATATGGACAGTAATATTTACGGAGAATACGTATTCTATGAAGATGGAAAAGAGATCGCAAGGTCTAAAAATATTTTAACTAAGTTTGGTAAAAGATATATAACTGAATACTTAGCTGGCCAGGCGGTAACCACAGCAAAAGACATTGCTTTGGGAATTGGATCGACACCAGCAACAGTAAATGACACGCAGCTTAATTTTGAATTCTATAGATCACAAGTCAATATAACAAGCGTAGATATCCAAACAAGCCAAACAACTGGCCAAAGTACATATGGCGTTGTTTATAAAACAACAATCCCAGTAGATGTATCTGGAATAATAAATGAGATTGGTTTATTCCCAAACATAACTATTGGAACAACTGACTTTGCAAGCAGGTCCATATCTTCATTTGAAGACAATCAGTCCTGGGTTGACAGTTCTGGAAATTACCCAAGTTTAGTTACCGTGTCATCCCCTAAAATAGGTCCGTACTATATGTCAATTGGCGCTTCATCGTCACAGACAAAAGAGTATTTTTATGATTTTAATTTAGATATTTCTGGGTATAGCGCAAACGATAGCATGACTTTAGCATATTATCAAAGCGATTTAAATTTAGACTACATGTTTTTAAGAGCATATGATTCAAACAACAACTACTATGAAATTAGATATCCTGGCGAGACATCGACACAGTATACGGGAGATTCCGCAATAGGATATAAGGTTAAGCCATTAAAGCTAAGCAATCTGTACACTAGCGGTTTTACATCTGGCACACCAGACAAATCATCAATAGTTAAAATATCAATTGGAGTTAAGGCAAAAAGCTCTGGAGCAACAACAGCCTTGCTAGACGGACTTAGAATAAACGATGAAGATTCTTTTAGAACAGATTATGGAATGATAAGTAGATCTGTACTTACTGATGTTATTACAAAAACTTTAGGCAAACAGATGGATATTGAATATAGGTTGGGCTTGGGCTTTTAAATGGTATACACAGGCCCAATGATGACTGACGGCGGTGGAATTCCAGCCGATCTCGAAAAAGACGCCGACGCCGCAGCAGAAGCAGCTGGCGCAACATCTGCAAACTCATATACAAAAACAATAAGAATGGTGCCAGTAAAAGACAAAAATCATAACTATAGGTTTTTTTTCACCTATCTCTATGAAGATGAAGACACTAAATTAATAACTGAAAGTGAAAGGTCTCCTGCATATTTAGTAAAGCATATTATAGAAAACGAGACACTCCCAGTTAAAAATCTAACATTGACTTCAGGATTTAAATCCTATGGAGTTAAATTTGATTTAGATCCGCTTAGTGTACAAGAAGATGTAGTTATATTTGAAAGCCTTACGAGTGATTTTGCTGTGCAGAATATTGTTTATGTTGGAACTTCAACTAACGTAACCATTCAAGCTTCTAGCTATGCTCCAAGATGGGTTAAGGTTAGGTCAAGAGATAGGTGGGATGATTTAAATATATCAGAAGTAACTGCTGGACCAGTAGAAATTTTAAATTCTGAAATAGATACAACAAAAGTTCCAAAGGCACCTACAGGAGTTGCAGTAACTCCTTCAATTGATCCTGAAGATAAAAGTGGGTTTAGTATAAAAATTGATGTGTCGTGGACAGCAAGTACAGACGCAGATACAAATGGCTATGTAATTAGATGGTCCCCTAATAATCCTGCAACCGTTACAAATCCATTATGGGAATATGGGCAGGTAGATGGAAAAGCAACAACAAAGTTTTCTATAACAGGGTTAACTCCAAACACAGTTTACTACTGGCAGGTTACAGCAAAAAGCCCGTTCAACAGCATATCTTGGAATACTGGAATATCTGGACAAGTAGCATCTGGAAGTTTTGGTCCAGTTTCAGACCCAAATGCACCAGCAGGAAATTTACAATTAAGATCTATATTATCTATTGGCGGAAAAACAGCTGACCTATTTAAAATAGGAACTGGTATAGCTCAATCTATAAATACATCTACAACAATTACTCCAACACAAACAGCTGGTACATATAACGGAATTATATTAGACAGATCAACAACAAACTTTGGACATAACTATTGGCTAAACACTGGCCAATTTAGAGTTGGAAGCGCAAGCTCATTCTTATACTGGGACGGATCAGATGTATATACAACTGGTAAAATAAATGCAACTGGCGGAACATTTACTGGAAACCTCAGAGTAACTACAGGAAGTATTATTGCTGGTGGAACATTTGCACAAGATGGAACAGTATCTGGAGCAAGAGTTGTTATGCAATCTGGCGGCTTATATGCACATGATGCCGCAGGCGCACAAAGTGTTTTCATTCAATCGTCAGATGGACTAATTGATGCCCGCAAAGGGTACATAGGCGGATGGACTCTAAATGCAACAGATAAAACAGTAGGGTACATTCAAAGTGCAAACACAAAAATTGAAAGTAATGGAACCATAACTTTAGGAGACATAACAGGAACACTTGGCTCTATAGTTAGATTAAGCGCCACCGACGACTATAGATTATGGATTGGAAGCCAAACTTCTTCAAATGCAGCTTTTAAAGTTTCAAAAGATGGAACCCTATATGCAAGCAACGCTGTTATTTCATCGACTAGCGGCGGACTATATGACTCAATTGTTGCCGCACAAAATGCAGCAAATTCAGCAAACACCACAGCAGGTTTAGCAAATACTGCTGCAGGAAATGCATTAACAACTGCAAGTGGAAAAAATTCAATATTTAGATCTTCCTCTACACCAAGTGCTTTAAAGGCTGGAGACATATGGATTAATTTTAATGATGAAAATAAGCTGTATGTTGCAACAGCAGCAGGTACAGGTAGCTGGGTTTTATCTAGAGACACGTCAATTGCTGCAGCAGTAACCAAGGCAGATACGGCATATGACAAAGCAGTTGTAGCAGTAACCAAAGCAGAGGCTGCTGTCCCATATGGCAGTTTTAATAAATCAGCAATTCTTCAAGCTATTAATGAAAGCACAAATGGTGCTAATTTATTAGGAGGAGTTGTTGAGGCTGGAACTGTTGTTGCAGGCTCAGTAATTGCAGATTGGATTTATGCTGGATATATTGATGCAGAAAAAATTAAAGTTGGAACTCTTACTGGACAGAGATTAAAAGCTGGATCAGATACCTATGCTACTGGATTCATTGACACTGGAGCAACTAAAACTATTACTGGATACGGCACAGTCAATTATTTAAAGATTAAAGCAATTGGCCTAGAGTCAGTATCAAACTCAGGATTTGTTAGCAATGTTTATCCATGGTTAGATAACTCTGCAAACTTGGGATACAATAGCTTTAGCTGGGGGGCAATTTATATTGGGTCTAATGCTTATTTTGCTAATGGCACTACGTATAAGATTGGCTCTACGGGAGATGCTTATTTAAACGGTTATGGTGTTTCAGGAGGGTACGGAATTACATCTGACTGGTCTCCAAGAACAGATGGGACCGAATCGCTTGGAATATCTGGTCATAAATGGAAAGATGTTTGGGCAGTGGACAGCACTATTAATACATCAGATATCAGGCTAAAAAAAGATATAACTAATTCAAGCTTAGGATTAAACTTCATTAATTTACTAAGACCAGTATCCTATAAATGGAAAAAGACTGGCGTTAAAGAAGTTCTTGTAGATAAAGAGATTGAGCACTTAGATCAGCAAGGCAATATTGATGTGATTGAAATTGAAAAAATTCCAAAGATAATCGGTGTTGATGAAAATGGTCAGGATATTATTGAAACAACATCAAGAGAAGGATCAAGAAATCACTATGGGTTTGTAGCCCAAGAGGTAAAAGAAGCCTTAGATCAAGTTGGCATTGGGGATAATTTTGCTGGCTGGATTATAGAAAACCTAGAGGACCCAGAGTCAACACAAAATCTAAGATATTCTGAATTTATATCTCCATTAGTTAAGGCTGTACAAGAACTATCGGATATGGTAGAATCATTACAACAAGAAATAAATACACTGAAAGGTATATAATGGATAAAGCAGAACTAGTAATACAAGCATTACAGCAAAGAATTGGTGACCTAGTCTCACAATATGAGACACATATAGCAATTCTTCGTGCTGAGATAACACAGCTATCTGATGCAAATAAGTCACAGGAAGTTCCAGCGGAACAGCCAAAGGAGTAAAGAATGGCAATAAAATCAAGAGCTATAACTCCTGGAGATCCAGTAACAGCAGAGATCATTAATAATCTTATTATAGATCTAGGAGCAGTAGAAGCAAAAAGCACAGCACAAAGCATTATATTGCAAAATGCTCAAGAAGAAGGAAAGAAAGATCAAGTTACAACCATGCTGTGGAATTCTGGCCCTGTTCCAGTCACTGTAGAATCAGGTACACCCAAAGCAAAAGAATTTAAATTTGGCACACAAAAGTGGGCTTCAGCGCCAACAGTATGGGTTCAATTTTATATTGAGGGTATTAGCCAGCCAACATGGGCACAGTCTCAAATATTTACACAGGTTTCCAAGGTAACAACCACCTCAGCATTTGTTTTATTTAGATCAGCAACTAAATCAAATATCAAAGTAGTTGTATTTGCTACTGGAACACCAGCAGCCGCTTAACCTATTGACAATCTTAACCAATATGTTACACTTACTGTAACATCAAAGTCACGTACCCGTGACTTTTTTCGTATGAAGGCAGATAATGAGCAACGATTTAAAGTGGATGATTTCATCCGACCAGCAGTTTCCATATCAGGATGACAAGATGATTGCACTTTGGTTTAAAGTGATGAAGTGGTTTAAGCCAGATGTCGTTGACTACCTTGGAGATACAGATGATCAGGCATGCTATAGCAAGTACACAGAAGGAAGATCAGCAGAGTTTTTAAATCTTCACAAAACAGATAGCCGTGATCTTATTGTTCCAATGATGCGTCACGAAGCAAAGGGCGCAAGAGACTTTTATGCGAAGACAAGAGACATGCTTCCAGAAGCGCAGCTATTTTCAGCGCTTGGTAATCACGATGTTAGAATTTTTAATTATGTAGATGCAAAATTGCCAGACTATATAAACGAAGTAACTCCAGAAGCTTTATGGGGCCTTGACTCCTTGGGATACGAATACATTCATTACAACGAATTGCCAAAACGACGCTTTGGAGATATTCACGTACACCACGGCCTTTCAATTGCAGCAACAGGCTCAGTCCGTAAAGATATGGAAGACCTGCAGATATCATTAATTAGAGGACACTCACACAGAATTGCTTCACATTTAGTCACATACGAGTTAAGGAATAATGGCGAAGGAGAAACACTTCGTGGTTATGAGCTTGGCCATATGTGTGATGAAAAGGGTCCAGGGATGAAGTACATGCAGCATCATGACTGGCAAAAGGGATTTGCAATTGCTCACATCGTTAATGACTATCCACATATTCAGATGATTCACGTCGCTCCTGATTATTCATGTGTCGTTGACGGGAAGTTGTTTACTTTATAATGTGGTGCGGAAAATGCAATGGACGAGTTTTTGTAGACAGAGTCTTCTCTCAAAAACTACATATGGAATTATTCTGTATCATGTGCGGCAAACGCT